CCCCCGGGTTAGGCTGTGGCGCGTCGGTTTGCGGCCATCCAGTCAGTGAGCGCGTCGTACGGGTAACGGACGACGCTCCCGATTTTCACAAACTCTGGCCCGTCCCCGGTGAACCGCCACTCTCCTAGCGTGCGAGCGGACACGCCAAGCATGGCTGCGACATCGGCGGGCGTGTGCATGAGTCGGGGTTTTTCGGCGGCTTCCGCCCATGTGATGAACATGTTAGCGGCGTCTGCCAGTTGGTCGCCCTGCGAGGCTTTCACGTTAACGATGCTCCCGTTTGGGGCGCGAACCTTGCCGCCGATGTTGACTTGTGCGCCTGTGCGGCGGGCCTCGTCGATCACTGCCGCGAGGATCAGATTCGCGGCGGCGGGATCGGGCGTGTGCACGGTGACTGTGTAAGGGTTTTGCTCCTGTGTCATGTTGGTACTGCTTTCATTGAACATTCGTGTGGTGTTGCCAGTAATGGTTGTCTGACAACGTGAAAAATTGTAGTGGCAGAACGTGTTCCCCGCCACTTGACCAGGCGTTAGGCCGCGCAGTCTTGCGGCTCCAAACGCGCCCAACCACGATGTACACCCTCGGGAGTAACAGCCTCCACAACCCCTGTGGGCTCAGAGAGGATACCGACCGGGAACCGTTTGGTAATTTTGTGGCAGTCGTCCGTCCGCCACCGCGTGCCCTCCACGAGGACCACGCGCCCCTGTTGCATCTCTGCCAGGAAGTATGCGGGCCTATCAGGCATAATGCCCCCGCCCAGCCACAGTCCAGCAGCCAAGGCCACTAGCGTCATGAGCCATGCGACCGCGCGCATGCTCAGCGCGCCATTAGAACCCGTCATTTGGGTTGCCCTTCCGTTTGGTTACGACAAGGCCCCTACGCCCGCGTCAGGCAGGGCAGTGGCCTCAAGATTGAATGTTCTGTGTGCCGCACGGCTTGGCGAGGTGAGCGCACCCGCCAGGGTGGAAACCAGGGAGGGAGAGAGAGGTAGAGAACCCCCCTAGCCGTCACCCCGGCGAGAAAGCTCACCCCGCCAAACCGTGCGCGGGACGCTTAGGCTACGCGCGCCAGCGCAAACTCTGGCGTACATGCCTTGTTTTGCCAGAGAATGTCGAGCGTCAGCCCCCAGTCTCCATGCGGGGTGCCACACAGGTGGTGACGCCAGTTAGGGCGCGTCATGTCGGGCAGTTCGTGCGACGTCGCAGGGTCACGCCTGTTCAGCCACATGAGCGCCCCCAGCCGCGTCTCCACGGGCACGGGCCACTCTCGCGACAGCTCCCACTTGCCCGACACGCGCATCTCGCGAGCCAACGCCATGGGCTTGTCGGCGTGCAGCAGCACATACTCACCCGCCCGCCACGTGCTATGCGGCTCACTGCGATCCGTGCGCACTAGGCGCATCGTGTGCCACCTGTGATGCTGAGTGGGGGCGTCGTAGACGACGCTCCACCCCGCAGTCTTAGCCGCGCCACTCAACATGTCGTTGTAGTGCCGTTCCCAGTCCTCCATGACGCGCACAGCCGCCGCCGCCACGTCGCTTTCGTCGTACCAGGCCATTAGTTCTCACACTGCCTTCCAGTTATTCTTGTTTGTTAGCTCGCTTGCGCGTCGAGCTTGGTTGCCACGGTTTCGAGCGAGTCGGACAGATGGTTCAGTGCCCCGAGGGCGGCGCGCGCATGCACGCGGACCATGCTCGCCTCGGGCGAGTCTCCCAGCTTGTCGCCCGGCACGTCGTGACTATGGCGCACGCCTTCCATGAGCAGGTTGAGGTCGAGTCGTTCTCGCATGTAGTCAACCTCTCCGGCGAGCGCCGCCCATTTTGCAGCCAACATCCACGCCTCGTCTGGGCTACTACTTTCCATCGTGTTCACTTTCTAGGTTTGCTGTTGATTGTTCTGTCACGCGGCGAGGCCCCACAGGCCCCCGTCGCACACCGCCAACGCCAACACGCGGCGGGCGGCAGTCTTGAAACCCTCACGCGTCACAGGCGCACCCTCAAGGCGTGCCCATCGTCCGGGCTTGTCCGGGTCAGGTCCAGTCATCCAGTCCCCCGCGTCGGCCCACACGCCGTCCCGCAGGGGGATGCATGGCTGGTAGGGGGCGGGGGGAACCCAGCCGTCATGCGCGCGCATCGTCAACCACCTCTCGCAGTTCACCTGTAGTAACCAGGTCGCCCAGCCAGCGCCAACACTTGTACTTGTAGTCGCTGGGCTGCGCCCAAAGCGCCATGTGGGGGGAGATTCGCACCCCCGCAATCTGGATGGGCAGGTGTGTCGCGTCGAGCATTTCGTTGAACGCGTCGAACGCGTCAGTCATGTCGAACAGGTATCCGTCACGGTCAACCCATCGCGCCCAGTCGGGCGCGCCTCCCAGTTCTTTGCGCGTGAACTGCGTGCACTCATCCCACAGGCGCGCCATTTCGGGGCGCGCATCTTCCTTGATCTGTCCGCCGGATTCGACGGTTGTCAGGGGGAAAGTATTCATTTTGCATCACTCTCGTTTCATGTCAAGACAAACCGCCTTGGTTTGCCCATCGCTCCCTGGCCCGGACTCGAACCGGCACAACGCTCACCACTCAAGCGCCAGGGAAACCCCTATGGGGTCACTTCCAATCGTCAGGCGAATCCACGACCGCGCGCAGCTCGCCCGCCGCGACACGGCCCACAATGGAGTCAATGATTACGTGGGTCGCCACCATTGGAGAGAGTTCGACCAGCAGCGCCAGCGCCCCCACCATGTCACCCTGCAGCTGTTCTTCCGCAAGGAACTCAGTCGAATACGCCGTACCCTCACGGTCAAGGAACTGCGCCCACTCGGGCGCGTTCACCGCGTCACGCAGCACGTATTCCTGTTCGTCCCACGACGCTTTCAGCGCCGCCGTCTGTTCGGGCGTCATGTACTCGCCCGCCGTCATCGTCTTACACTTACTGGCATCCCTCACGGGCCACCGCCTTCACACTCAGCTTTCAATACGGTCCGCAGCCCGGCTGGCCGCGAACCCGCTCCCAGGGCGGGAATCGAACCCGCATCTACCTACCGTCAGGCTAGGGAAACTCAGCAGTCAGGGTCACACCTCCGACAGTTCAAGGTAGTAATCTCCCGAGTTGAGCGCGTCAAGGACCGGCGTAATAGCTGCGATACGCCCCTCAATCAGCTCCGTCACGCAGTCCTCGTTAACCGCCTCGCACTCCTCCTTCAGGGACTTAATGTGCGCTTCAAGCGCCGTCACAATGAACGCCTGATTGTCGAACGTAATTTCCATGATGTGTTCTCACTTTTCTCTCGAAACAGGCAACCACCTTGGTCGCCCTCGCTCCCTAGACAGGGGTTGAACCTGTATCTATACCTACCGTCAGGCTAGGGAAACCAAACCGCTATGCGACCGCCATCGCAACCGGGGGAACCAGAACCGGGACACAACAATCCTCTAGCGCGTGCGCCATGCCGCCGCTACTCATCGCAACCGACCCATCAGGGAAGTCGCCACCCCAACACACGGACCAGCCCAACCGTTCTGCGGCGCGGATAATCGCCTCGGGAAACGCTTCCATAAGCGTCACCCCGCACACGTCCAGCCGCGCCTCATCCTGCGCGAACCTCCGCTGATCGGGGTCCGCCCCCTCGCCGCCGTAGTCGTAGAAGTAGTCGGAAGCCGTGTAGTCTGGCCTGCCCAACTCATCCCACATGCGAAATATGTCCGCCGAGGAATCAACATCCCACCGATGGCTCAGAACAAGCTCGTTCCATTCGTCACTGTTGGGCAGGGTCGATTCATCGTAGAACCAGCACACAATCTGAGGGATACCAGCGTGTCCTAGCAGGCAGGTGATCGCCGCGTCCGCACACTCGCTCGCCGCGTCCCACGGCTCAATCATGGTAGTCATTTGTCTCACTCTCATTTCATGTTAGGACAACCGCTTTGGTTGCCCGTCGCTCCCTGTGCCCGAATCGAACGGGCCATCTTTCACCCCCACCATTGGGGACAGGGAAACCCAGCGCGTCACGCGCCAGCTCAGTCGCCACTCATCGCGGCTTCCATCTCGTCCGCCTCCCTGAACGCTTCCTCCCAGTCGGCCCGCGCCTCGGCAACAGCCTTGACAACCGCCTCATCCGGGGTCCGCACGTCAGGGCCACGCACACCCGCGTAAATCTCCTCAGGCCATTCCTCACGCGGAATGTACCGCTCAACCTCCGGCCAATCCTGAGACCTATTCGTGGACGCGTGCCGACCCATCACGCCGCGCACACCCTCGCCCCTAACAATCAGCTCAACCTGCAGCCCATCCTGATAGCCGACATACAGCTCAGCCGTCACGCCCTCTGCCACGTCCGCCGCCAACACCGCCTCGCCATAGCCCGGCTTAGCCCATTCGTAGTGTGTCATTTCTGTTCTCTCCCATCTCTGTTTTCACGCCCCCACCATAGGGGGCGCATCGTTCACGAGGCCGGAATCTAACCAGCCTTGCACTCACCATTAAGCCCGCGAAAACCACGCGTGACACGCGCCACGCAACCAGGATACCAAGTATCCACACCTCGCTAGTCCGCGTAATACAGGGGGATTAGCGCGCCCTGCGCAACCAGCCGATCAATGTACATGCCAACCGCGATATCGAACCCAGTCGGACCAATCCCGCGCATCACGCCACCCAGCAACTCATCCGAACCAAGCCCCAGGCTCACGCCCCGATAATCCAACTCGGCCTCATACTCATCCGCCAAGTCATCGCGCGAACGCAGGAACCCATCAGAATCAACCCACCCAAACGACGAACGCACGCCGCTAATGCCAACCTGGCAGTACAGGAAATAGCCGGGAAAGTCATCCGATTCACGCGCCTGTTCAACCAAAGTTTTCAGCGCATCCCTATCCATCTCGCACATGGTCACGCCTCACCCTCACCAACAAGGCGAACCAGCTCACCCGCGAACACGCGGGCATCAATCCACCTGTCAAGCATTTCGATCATTCCATCATTGCCGAGTTCCTTAATCGTCGCATCAACATACGATTCGCCGTACAGGTCAATCGCGTCAAGGACTAGCCGCACCAACAGCCCCCTACGGGACCAAGCATTCCCGTCACGATCCGCATATTCAGCCCATTCGGGCGCGCCCACACTCTTGCGAACCAGCCGGGCGCTATTGCCCCACCACTTCTGTAGCTCTTCCACCTGCCACACACTCAACCACTCCCAGGCGGGCGAAAAACCCTCACACGGGAGCATAATCCGAGTAGCCATCACGAAACCTCATCTCACATTTCCAAGTAGGGCCACCGCCTTGGTAGCCCAGCCCCTTGCCCAGGAATCGAACCCGGGACGCCCGCTAAGGGCGCGCAACCGACCTGCCAAGGGTGAGAACCTAGCGGCCCTCAACGCTGCGCAGTTCGCCGTCGGACTGCTGCGCATCAATCCACCCCAGGAACGACTCACGGAACGCGATAGGATCAAGATCCCTAAGCGCGCGCCCTGCATCGAACATGAAACCGCAGACCTCAACCGGCTCGCAGCAATCGTCAAGCTCTTCGGTGAACCTGTCCTCAAGCTCGCTTTCGGCAAACAGCTCGCCCTCTACATTCACGTAATCGGCCCAATCCGGCGCGCCGCCCAGCTCCGAACGCGTGAAAGACTCACGGTCATCCCACATGTCTTGCATCGCTTCCAGCGCATCGCCCGTAACCTCAGTCATGAAACCCATCGTCCTAGTCCTATCTCTCTGTGCTCTGTGTCGAGGCAAGCGCACGCCACGCTTGCCCCCGCTCCCAGGGCAGGAATCGAACCTGCCTGAAACTCACCCTTAAGCCCGGGAAACCACCGCCGCTAAAACCCGGCGTAAAAATCCCAATCGCGCCTATAATCCGACAACCGCGAATCCGTGTACTCATCCCACGCGCCAACATCCCCACGCATCCCACGCAAAGACGCCCGCGTCACACGCCTAACACGCTTGCCAACCAGGCGACGCGCACCGCCATTCCACCGTGAGAAATCCTTGTCAATCGCCACGCCCTCCGCACACCTGCGGACACGCGCCGCCTTAACTCGCCACGGAGCCGTCTTATCCGTACGCGCCACCCTGCACACCTCCCTAGAATCCGCGTGACGCCCATCGTCACGCCCGTGCGCGGGCCGGGAATCGAACCCGGCTACACACTCACCAACTAAGCCCGCGCCGCCCCCATGTTGGGGGCCAAAAACTCGCCAACTAGGCAACCGACGAATCGGCCGGGGGCATGGCCGCGCCCAATCGATACGCCAACCCACACGGGTACACCTCAACAGCGTCCCCATCCTCACACCAGTCCCACGCACACCCGTCAATCAGCCACGCCCCGCTAGAAAGCCGGGAAGCATCCCCAGTAGGACGCCAGGGCTCAGCCTCATCCTCCCACCAACGGGGGATGTCCACGCTTACCGGAATAGCCACCCAATCCGCCGCCAAACACGCCCTAGCGAACGCGCCGCCCATCATGCGATTAACCATGTCAACAATCGCCCCAATACGCGCCGTCGCCCAATAATCCCGACGCAACTCAGGGTCAGTCTCATAATCCCAACACGGCTCCCAAAACTCCTCAATAGCGGGGCAACCGCACTCATTCCACGCATCCCACACGATACGACGCCAAGCCGGCGAAAACCGCCACTCGAAAAACTCACCAACCCACATGTCAACGTCCCAATCGTACGGGGCGAGCCCTGTCCCGTTGGTAAACTCCAGGAACGCGCCAACGGTAAGGACCTCGGGCCCGAGCTGCCCCATAATCCAATCGGAACAATCGCGGGCCACTGCGTTATCGAAGTCGTAGTCAATCATTTGACACCTCTCACAATTTCAGATAGGCCCCCGCTCTGGGGACCGTGATTAGCGCTACCCACCATCGGGCGCGCCTGTAGGCATTGGGAGAATCGGACTCCCTACGGGGCCACGCATGCTAAGCGCCCGCCCACGCACTCACCAAAGATGCCCTAAGTCCAATAACGACGCGCGCCCCCCGATTAAGCCAGCCGGGAACTCAAGGCCAGCCCTAGTGACGGTGTGACCTGGCAAAGCCCCGCCCCAATCAGCGGGGCCGCTTACGTGCACAGGTGAGGGACCGCGCTAGGCAAAGCGCGCGCCAAATAGGCGAAAAATTAACCACTGTGTAATTCACAAAAAACATCAGTCGCGCAAAACTACCCGCGCCGCGCTCTCACCGCGCCGCCTCGTTTGGCGATACCCAAAGCCTATCCCACCGCACACCCCACCGCACTCCACACGCCGCATCGTGAGACGTAAAACAACCACACTCCGAGACAACCGCAGAATACCAACCCAAACCATCCGCCGGCATTGAACGCCGGCCGCGAACTGTCAAACAGTGATTAGGGCCTATCGTGGGTGCTGTCAATCAAATGAGACGCTAATCACACTACTCATGGACTAGCCCCTACCCAAACGCGTGCACGCGCGCGGATAGCACGCGCCCGCTTTGTTGTCAACTCGATTAGCGGAATAGAGACACAATAGACGAACGGAATTGCACATACCACATGCACATCAATTATGCAAGTGTATTGATCAAATAGCAACATAACAATTAAATAGCAAATTAACTACAATTACAAAAACAATTCTTTGCAATAAACAAAGCAGTTAAGCGAGTGACTAAATAAGCGAATCGACCAAGCGATTAAATACAAGCCCATCACAGCGACTAGACACTCTGAGAATCGCACTCAGAATGACGCCCGAATAGGGGGCTATAACCCCCAAGAATACGCGCCTGAATACCACACGGTCATAGCAAAAAATATCTGCGACGGGTCACAAGGTTTCCATATCAACCAATCTGCAGCGTCGCACATTGCCTGACAGTTCATGCTAGCACCACCCCCCCCGTGTTCACAAGCCGAGCTGCAGGCCGCACCTTCCCAGCACCCGTCGGATGACTGTAGGTAATTGGCTCGCTTCTGCGGATTCCGGGGCCTACCTCCCAACCATGCGTGCGTGACATGTGTCTCATTATTGAAAAATGTGCGAATCTCCCGCACCTCGCTCACTGACTATATAGTGAGAGGGTAAAAGCCCTTGGGGGGTAGGGGGGCAAGTATATATATATCTTAAGTCTTAAGCTAGTGTTTAAAGCTCTCTAGTTCACGACTTATGG